TATAATTCACTAATTTTAGCGCCAATTCCACCACGGCCTCCCCATATTCCGTTTTCACCATCAGTAAATGCACTACCAAAAACTATAAATGATGGCTTAATTGTGGAACGTATTCTAAAATCTTGTCTAGTTATACCAATTTCAAAAATATCAGTATTGCCCCAAAAAGGTATAATATTAACACTAATTTCCTGAGTTTCAATATTTGGTAAATCTGTTAAATCATTACTATATTTTATTTCTGTTTTATCTGAAGTGAATAAATTTGATGAATAACCTAAATCAGTAATCATCGAGCCAGGTGTCATACTATAATCACCAATATCGGTAATATCCACACTCATATGAACTGTTTGAATTCCTATAGGTGTACCAAATATCATGTAATCACCAGAACTATTAGTTACGGTACTATATTTATAATATTTTTTATATACAGTCATTAATACATCATTAGTAATAATTTCTTCCTTTAATGGAAATGAACCAAATGGTTGTTTTGGTTTAATTATATCATTTTCAGGATTAATACAAGATACTCTTGGTAATAAGTTATACCTTTTTCCTTCGTTATTTTTATCACGTGGTGTTTTATATGGATATATACTATATATATTATCATTATTTATATCAGTATCATTAATTGGAATAAAAATACTTATTTTTGCATTTGGAACACCGACACCATCATTAGCAATAACCCTACCAATTAGTACTCCATAATCTGAATTTTGATTTTGATATACATTAACAGTTGATAATTCTAGTGATAAAAATTCGATTTTTTCGATATTTTGTTCTAATAATACCTTAATTGCTGCATTATTATCATTTATATCATTAAAAAATATACGTTGTGACTTATTCATTGATTTTTTTTTATAAATAGTTTTATAATAATTTTTTAGTTTTTATCTAAATATTTTAAAATTTAAAAAAATTTACATCATTTTTTTCAAAATTTATAAAAATTATAATTTTTTATAAAAATTAACACATTATTTAATTAATTGATTCATTGCTTTTACGAATATTTTTAGTATTTATGATAAAGCAAAAAAATTATAAAATAACAATAAAAAAAGAAAAAAAATGACAAATTTTACTTTTACATCCCCTGGGATAAAATTTAAAGAAACCGATATTACTTTCGTAACTCGTAATGTCGGTATTACTACATTAGGTCTTGTAGGTGAAACATTAAAAGGACCTGCTTTTGAACCAATCCTTATTCAAGATAAAACAGAATTTCAAAAAAGATTTGGTTTAAAAAGTACTAAAAAATTCTCAAACGGATTATTGCAATATCAATTACCTTATGCTGCAGACTCCTATTTATCAGAATCAAATCAACTATATGTAACAAGAGTTCTTGGTCTCAGTGGTTATAATGCAGGAAAAGCATGGGCTTTAACGTTAAACGCTGGTTTAGACCCAACAACAATTACAAGTGGTACAACTAATACATATTTTGCTAACTTCACTGAAAGTACATATATGGGTGTTACATTAACAAATATTGGTGATACTGGCGTAAATTTTAGTGGGTTTGTTAAATATAATGATACTTCATTCAGTGGAACATCATATAGCTTTATTGTAACTGAATATAGTGGAATAACAGGCAATGGCGTTGTTTCAGTAACAGCAACAACATTTAATGGAACTGAATATAGCGACTATAAAAATATGGTGTTAGGATTAATTAGAAGTAGAGGTATTGTTACTGATAGAAGAAACGATACACCTGTTTATACATTTAATACTAATAGTATAACAATATCTAATAACACAACAAATTTAAATTTTGGTAATTTATTTGGTACTTTTACAATAAACACCACTGGAACAGCTCATTCTGATTCATATAAAGTATCATTAAATCATAATGCCACAAATTATTTGTCAAATATTATCGGTTCTGATGCTTTTGATAAAAACACAACGATTTTTGCTGAATCACATTATCCAAATTTAATTCAAAAACTATATTATGATGGTATTGCATTTAATGAAAGCTTAGAAGCTTATGGTATTTCAGGTATTTCTGCATTTGGATATGGTGTAAACTCTGATTTAATTGAATGTGATAGTAATAATTTTACTGATTATAAAGTTACATATCAAACACCTGAGACTCCTTGGGTTGTATCCGAAGTTAAAGGTAATAAAGTTGATAGATTATTTAAATTTATCAGTATTTCAGATGGTAATTCAGCAAACCAAGAAATTAAAATAAGTATTTCTAACATTAACTTAGAAACATACGAATTTGATGTATTAATTAGAGATTTTAATGATACTGATAATAATGTTATAATTTTAGAATCATACAATAAATGTAGTTTAGTTGAATCACAAGACAATTATATTGCACGTAGAATTGGTGATAAAAAAGGTATATATGGTTTGAATAGTAAATATGTAATGATTGAAATGGCTGAAAACGTTAATGCAGAAGATTTTCCATGTGGATTTGAAGGATATTTATTTAATAACTATGCTGCATCAGCAACAACTTCTGGCAATACACCAAATATTAATACAGGTATTGCTCCTAAAATATTCTATAAACAATCTTATAATATTGAAGATAAATTAAAAAAAGTATATCTTGGTATTTCAGAAAATGCATATAATACAGAAGATAATACTGAGTATCAATTTAATCAAAACTTATTTAACTTTAATGGTCAAATTAGTGAAAACAGTCATGTGAAAAGTAATGGTTTCCACTTAGATAGTGATGCTGCTACTATTACATCAAACGGATATTTGTTTGATACTGGTAATGGTAAAATTCAAACATATGAAGATGTAACCACAGATAACACTGCTGCATATTATAATGTATCATCAAGAAAATTTACATTTGTACCTGCACGTGGTTTTGATGGATGGAATATATATAGAACATCTCGTTCTTATGAAGACACACATAAACAAAACGGTATATTTGACGGAGTAGCACCAAATCAAACAGCTCTTAACGATTTTCAAGCATGGGAATTAGCAATCAATACATTTGCAAATCCTGATAGTATATCAATTAATTTATTTGCTACACCTGGTATTAACTGGTATAATCAAGCACAATTAGTAAAAAATACTATTGATATGATTGAAACACAAAGAACCGATAGTTTATATGTCATCGATTCACCTGATATTGATGTAACAATGAATGTAGGTGATAACGGTAGAGCAGACATTATCGCATCTGAAGATATTGTAGATATGCTAAACTTAGTTGATATTGATACAAGTTATGCGTGTACTTATTTTCCTTGGATTCAAATTAAAGATACTCAAAATAATACTAATGTATATGTACCAGCAACAGGTGAAATGACAAGAGCATTAGCATACACAGATAATAAATCATTTCCATGGTATGCACCAGCTGGATTAGACCGTGGAGCTATCTCTGCAATTAAATCTAAATATAAATTGTCAACACCTGCAAAAGATACATTATATGAAGGTAGAATTAACCCTATCGTTGATTATCCTGAAACAGGAACTGCCGCAATGGGACAAAAAACATTACAAATTAAAGCATCTAAATTAGATAGAATTAATGTTCGTAGATTAATATTACGTTTAAAAGTAATATTATCAAATATCTCCATTAGACTTTTATTTGACCCTAATGATAATAATTTAATCGATAGATTTAAAGAAAAAGCAGACCCTGCTTTAAGAAGTATCGTAAATAATAGAGGTATGGATGATTTTTATTTTAAAATGGATAGTCAATTAAATACTCCTGAAACTAGAGATAGGGGTGAATTATATGGACAACTATATATAAAACCAGTAAACGCATTAGAATTCATTGGTATAGAATTTATAATCTCTCCTTCAGGTGCATCATTTAAAATTTAATAATCTAATATAATATGAAAGAAAATAAAACTAAAAAAATAACATTCTCTACCGAGCAATCGGTAGAGAATACTATTACTAATAATGAAATCATTATTAACTCACAAAATAATGAAGATGAATTAGTATTTGAAGAAACTAATGAAGATATTATCGAAGAAGAAATCAAAACTAATGAAGTTATTATCGAAGAAACTATTATTTCAGAACCAATAGAAGATAAACCTATTGAAATTGAAAACGCTAGCAATATTGCTGAAGATATCGTTATTTTAAACGATGAAAACAATAACAATATTTCAGATACTAATAAAATTGTATTATCAGGAAAACAAGAACGTTTAATGCGTAGAAATGGTAATATAAAATTTTAATTATAGTATTTATATAAAAATAAAATTAATCAAAATAAAATAAAACAATATGGCAAACATGACAAGGGGGATACCATTTGAGTATGAACCAAAAAGAAATAACAGATTTTATGCTGAATTTCCAGACGAACTTGGTATTGAAACATGGAAAGTTCAAAAATTTAAAAGACCATCTATTAAAATTAACTCAGTTCAAGTTCCATATATGAACGAAATGCAATATGTTGCAGGTAGAACAACATTCGACACTGTTAGTATTACATTAATCGACACTATTGGACCATCAACTAGTCAACAAGTAATGGAATGGGTTAGATTACATTTTGAATCTTTATCAGGAAGAATGGGATATAAAGCAGGTTATGCAAAGAACATTATATTAAAATCATTAGACCCAGCAGGAGTTGAAATTGATAAATTTTTACTTGAAGAATGTCAAATCGTTTCTGTTGATTTTGGAGATAATGACTATGGTAATGATGAATTACTCATGGTTACAATTGAGGTTCAACCACAACGTTGTATTCTAAACTTCTAAAAACAAAAAAAATGGGCTGCTATATGTAGCCTATTTTTTTAATATTTTTTCAATATATTCAGTTCTATCTTTTGTTTTAATTATCTTATAATTATCATTATTATGTGACATCCATATTAAATAAGACTCTCCTAATTTAATAGATGTATTTTTTTCAATCAAATATTTATATAATGATAGCTGTAATGAATATATTTCTAAATCACAATCTTCTAAATCAGATAATTCAAATAATAAATTATTTCTTTTATTTTCGTATGTAAAATCCTTATTAGTTTTATAATCCCAAATTTGAAATTCATTCATTTTTTTATTATAAAAAAGAATATCAATCATACCACCAATTTTATAGTCTTTATCACATAATACAATTTCTGTTTTTATCGGTATTAATTTATCAAATGTATCCCGATAAAAATTATCTATATATTTTTTTGTAATATCATATTCTTTTTTTATCGGGTCGAACCCAAAAGTATTTAACACTAAATCAGTTGGATATTCATATATTTTATTTTGAAATAGATTTTCAGCATATGAATGAATTAAACTACCTTTTAGTGTTCCTTTTTTATTAATAAAATTCCAAGCTCTTTTAATTTCATCCTGTGTTACATTAAACTGTGATGCTTTATATTCAGACCAATAATCAACATCAAAATCATTTTGATATTTATGTATTAAAGTAGTTACCGATATAAGTTCGGTATTATCGATATAATATTTATGAGGCTCATCATAAAACTTTACATCATTAAAAGCAGTATATAATTCTAATGGTACATTCATTTTGCAAATGTACTATTTTTTTTAATTAATTACAATGTTTTTTTGTAAAATATTTTCAATATTTATATTTTCTAATGATGTTATGATTGAATTTTTATCTGCAGGTAAATTAGAATACCCGTGAATATGCTGAATTATTGCATCTCTATACGCATATAATACATCTAACAAAACGTCACCTCTTACCATTGGATGAGATGTACTTAAAATATTATTTATATCTCCATTACTTAAATTAGTTGATTTAAAACTAGGATTACCAGTATGTGATATTAAAGCTATTTTATCACTAAAAATCATAGCAGTACTATCAAATTCATTAGTTTTTAAATTTTGATTATACCCAATTTGAATAATTGCAGGATTTTTTTCGTTTAATTGAGTAATATTATCATTAAGATGTTTACCTGCCCTAATAAGTATATTATTATCTTTTAAAAGAATGTCAGTATTAACTCTACCAATAATACTAATATCTGACTGTTCAGGAAATATACCGTTAGCCGTTGGAATTTTATAAATTGATTTATCTGGACTAAACGGACTAATTGGCGTTGTTGAAAGCGCTGTATTATATGAATCAAACCCAATTTTTTGATGTTGAGATATAACACTTCCAATCCAATATCTCATATTATATGGGTATTTGGTGTCTTCAATAAAAACTCTAACAACCTCTCCAACTTTTGGTAATATATGAATCATTCTAGGTATTAGTGGATAAGCCCATGGAATGTCATTGTTATTAAATTTTGAATCTAATCCTGTTATTTTTGCTTTAATTCTTCCTCCATCAATATCATCATCAATAGATACAACAACAGCGTTATATATACATTTAGTAATATTAACTTCATTTTTGTTATTATTACTTTCATTTCTTAAGCTAAAAATTGGTTTATCCATTATTAAGTTCGTTTATTTTTTTAATTAATTTAACATATTCATTCTCATATTCAGATAATTTAGCTATGTTATCATTTAACTCTTTTTGTAATTTATCGACAAGAAATGAATCTTCGATTATCTTTTCTTTTAGTGAAGTATGCAATTCAGCAAATTTATTAAGTTTATCAATTAAATTGTTTATATTTTCCATTTTTTTTTTATTGTATTATTCCATATCCTTTTACATAATTAATTGTACTACCTTGAACTGTAACAGGCCCTGCTGCTGAAATTCCTGCAGCGGTAACACTAATACCAGGTGGAATTGCTACTATTATAATACCTTCTTGTTGTAGAGCTTCAATAAAAACTTCAAATCTAATTCTTTCCATAATCTCATCAGGATTTGGTTCACCAGAAGGTAATACACCAACAGAAAGTCCAGCTTCTTGTTTTCTCGATATAATTCTCGAAGCTATTTTAATTGCAGATAACCCACTTCGCATAGGAACACCACTAAAAATTAAAGCTGTTGGTATTGGCGCTAAATTTTTTGATGAAACGTTTAATACTTTTGTAAATCCATTTAATACACTATTAATATTACTATATTCCATATTATCCTATTAGATTATTTATTTCATTTAAACCAACCAAACTAGTAATCTGTTTAGTATATTGATTTATTTTTTCTGTTATTATTTTTTTTATAATTGGTTCAATTAATTTAATCATATAACTAACAGCTAAATTAAATAAGTATTCACACACCATTTCAATTATATCATATATCATACAAATTATGAAATTTTTTAAACTTTTTAATAGTTCAACAATATTATTATATTCATTAATGATACCACCATTCATAAAATAATCAAATAATATAAATATTACTTTTACCTGTGGCTGAATTGTTGCAGCTTCAAGTAAAAGATTAATCAATAATTTAATTAATTTAGTAAAAAAGCTATCAAGCACACTTGCTGTATTTTCATTTAAGGTATTATTATTTTTTCCAATTCGACTAGAGAACGCTTCAGCTATTTCAAACTTATTATTACTATTGGTAATTATATCTACCATAGTTGTTAATTCTTCGAAAGGAATACTATCATATATTATATCGCACCCAATATTATATTTACACACACCATTAACTAAGTCATCAGACTCGTTAAAAATTTCATCAATTTCGTCCTGTGATAACTCAAAAGAATAATCTTCTTCACCTAATTTAGAAAATATTTTTTGTATTTTTTTATTAGTTATAATTTCTTCTTTAGTTCTATTATTTTTCTTAGAAAAAGTACCATATATTGAATCCATTAAATTAGTAATTACTTCACTTTTATTTAATAATTGAGCGTTATCAATATAATTATTAAATAATTCGCCAATTTTTAAATTATTATTTGCAATTGGTTTAATGTTAATAGTTTCACTAACATCATTAAAATTTAATTTAATACCCATATTAGTTATTAGAAAATCTGTGTTTGGTGATTGGGCTGCATTATACAAAACATTATCAAAATTCTGTTGATATATGTCATTATCTTTATATATCAGCTTTCCACTATCAGACTCAGGATTAATTCTAAATTTATTTCGAATATCAATATCTTTTACAGGAACTGTTATACCGTTATTAGTAAAATTAACAGGAACTAAACTATCAAAATTTAACTGTGTTACGTGTTTTTTTAAAGCAACTTTAATTTTATCTTCGCTATTGGATAAAACATCGGTAAACATTCCACCAATTGATTCTTTAAGACCATCAACACCTGCAACAGATTTAATAATATCTAAAATAAACGCAGTTGTATCATTTTTATTATTTACAGATGAAAAAATCTGTCTATAATTAACATCTGGTTGTTGTAAAAATGATGAATATGCATTTAATGTGTTTAATATACTTTGTTTTTGGTCTAAAATCGACATTTATTTATTTATTTAACTTCATTTCAGATTCTTTTTTTTCAATTTCCTGTCTAGCCATTTCAACAATCTGATTTCTTGATAATGGTGCTGGCTCATCCTCATTAGATTTAGTATTAGACGTTTCTTGTTTAATTGTTTTATCTGCATAAACAACATCTTTTAAATATTTTAATAAGGTTAATTTTTGGTCTTGATTTTTTGATTGTGCATTAATTAATTTAATAATTTGGTCTCCAAGTGCTTGAATTTCATTTGCATCCTTTACTTTAACATTCCATTTATTAAAAAGAGCTCTAATTTCGCTTCTTATGTTAAATGTATCATCATAGCATTCTTGAAGTAAGCTGTTAACGCTTTCTTCATCAAATTTCAATTTTTTTCTAGTTGGTCTTGGCATGGTAATAAATATATTTTATATATAAATACTACAGAATTAATTAATCATCTAAATTATTCATTTTTTCAAATAAATATATATCACGAAATGGTTTAATTGCAACTCGAATTTCTTTAGTTGATAAATTTGACTGTTCTTTTAAATATAATAAAATTTTATTTTTTTGATATTTATTTGTTACCTTTTTATCATATTTACCATTAGGCGTATCTTCTAAAAATAAAATATTCCAATTTTTTAATATATTAACAATAGAACTACCAACAATAATTTCATTTTTTTTCAAAGAACTATCATTTTCAATTTTATCTTCCATATTTTTTATGATACCATCAATAACCTTTTCATAATAATTTTTAGACTCAAAATCTAATTCATAACTATATTCACTTGATTCATTTAATTCTTCAGCGTGTTCATCATACGATAATGCAACCATTTTTTCAGCATATGTTTTTCTTCCATGGTCTCTAAAATAATTACGAACAATGGTTTGGCAATAACTATATGCTTTAGTTTTTAACCCTGATTTTGTTATTGCATCAGGGTTAAAAATAATCATATGGTCAATTAGATGTGCTAATGCATATTGTTCAACTTCCTCCATGGTGTGCCGTCCTAAATGAATCGGATACTTTCTTAAAATAGATTGTATCATTTTTTGAAACGGAATCAATAGTATATCGTTATATATTCTATTTTTTTCTTCTTGAGAAGTCGCATTATTATAATCAATTACAGCTTGTTCTTCTTTTTCATCAAAATATTTTTCGGTTGATTGTTTAGACATTATTAGATTAATAGATTAATAATATTATTTTTAAACTTTAACAATATCTCTATCATTAATAAAGTTATATTCAGACAATGCCGTATTAAACCAATATTTTCTTTCCTCAATTGACATTGTTTTAGCATAAGAATCAAACATACTATTTTCTCTAGTACTTAAATGTTTATAGCCGATTTTTGGTATTGAGTAAATATTACATCCATTATTAAGTGCTCTTAACAAAAATTCATACATGAACGTTAATTTAATTTTTGTTTTATATTTACCAATTGAATTAAATGATTCTTTCTTTATTACAGCACCAGATAATTTAAAATCAGAATACTGTTTTAATAAATTTAAATTAAGATAGCCCATTTCTCCATTTTCACCAACAAATTGTTGTGACCACACTGTTTCATTTGTAATTTTAATTCCTTCATTTCTCTCATTTATTTCAATTATCATACTTAAAAAAATATCAATAGATGGAAATGAATTAATATAATTATTAACATTTTTCATATACGAATTTGAAATACTATCATCAAATTCAAGTACCATAAAATAATCTGTGGTTATATTATCAACAGCTAAATTAACTTGCGATTGATATGATAAATCACCATCATTATTAATGTAAGAAATCTTATCTTTTAAATATCCTAATTTCTTCTTAATTTCATCATTTATTTCGGAGGTCGAAACAATTAATATTAAAGATTCATTATAATCTTCTTGATTTAAAACACTTTCAATTGCTTTATCTAAATATTCACCAATTGTTTGGTTGTACTCATGTACTGGTATAATTGTTGTTACGTTATTCATTTCTATATTATTATTGTTGGTTATTATTATTTAAAACTGCTGATAATTGTTGAATTCTTTCTTCAATAAATTCATTATAAATTTGTTTAATATCTTCTTTTGATTTTACTTGTGAATATAATTCGCCCTTTTTAATCATTTCATCATAAAAATCACTAGGAATTGCATCATCTAAGAATTTTAAGATTAATTCTCCTACCTTTTCAGGTAATCCATAAAAATTATTAACCCAAACACCCGTGTTATCTAAATTTAAATATTTTTCTCCATTTTCATTAATTCCAATTAAGTATTCTGGAACAATATCAGGCATTAAGCAAATTGGAATAACACCAGATTTCATACATTCCAATGGAAATGTTCCATAAGATGATATTCTATCAATCCAAACTGCAGCAAAATTTTCTTTTAATCTATCAGCAAAATCTACACGTCTCATTGGTTGTGGTGGTTTACTCATTGTTAACATCGGGTCAAATGTAATCCATTGGTATTGTGGAAATTTAGCATAAAACAATTTAATAAATTTTGAAATATCATTTTGATTTCTTCCAACAATTGAAATTACTGGTTTTTGTGGCTTATCCGATTTTTTAAAGTATTCGGGAATTCCAACATTATATGTTTTAATGTTATAATACATATTTTTATAATATTCGTTAAAATATTCTTTTAACATATTTGAACTTGCTATTACATTTGTAACACCAAATGAACCCCAATCACTACCAGGAATTAATGCATTTAGCATATAATCAAATGACTGTAAAAATCCAATTCTCAAACATGGAAAATTCTTTGTTTGTTCCATAATGTTTGAAAATATTTCTGGAATAATCATAACATCTTCAGGTCCAATATTAATTTTTGGATTACTCATTGAAATAATATTATGTTCAGTTAATTCAAATTCAATCCAATTAGGAATTAAATAATCTTCTTTTTCTACTAATAAATATACGTTATATTCCATCTCTTTAAGTATTGTAGCATGTAGGTATAGTTCATATACACTTGAACTAGGTATACTAATATCAGGAATACAAATTAAAAATTTATTTTTTTTGCTTTTTATTGCGTCAATAATTTGACTTACTTTTTCATTGGTATTTTCTTCCATTTTATTTTTTATTTTCTTTATATTTTATAATTTTTTGAAATTTTTCGTTATCGATTAAATCCTTTAATTGTATAATATCTACATCAAAAGATTTATAATTTTCATTATAAGGTCTATTTACTTTAACAATTTTTTTAAACCATGGCTTTTTTAGTTTTAATATTTCAGGATTAGTAGTAATTACTATATCTGATTCTTTTAACATATCTAACGGGTTGTCAACAAATTTAATATTTTTAAACCTTGACATCATTCTAGATAAAAACATTAACGTTGGCGGTATGCTAAAATAATTTTCGTATCCATATATTGTAAATTCACAATATTTAGAATATTTTAAAATAAAATCACTTACGTCCTTATCCATTCCTTTATACATAAAAGGGGCACTTGAATGTATTTCAAAACAATAATCCTGATACATAAAGTTGTTGTACATTTCTTTTGCTAAAACTATTTTAGTTTCAGCTGGTTTAAATAAAAATGAATCAGCTAAAGATTCACCTTTTTCATTAGTTTGATAATATATAGGATTAATATTATCAATCATATCCTCTGGTTCTTTTAATTCTTTTTCAGTAACTTCAGTATCTTTAAATTTGTATTTATTAAAAAAATCAAGGGTATAATGATTTAATGTATAATTAACATCATCAGCATCATTATCACCAAATTCTTCAGCATAATACCTATCAAATTGAAGCCATTTTGCTCTTAAAATTTCATCAATCTCAATTCCTACTTTTATTTTCATTGTAAATTTATTTGATTTTTTATATTATTATTTAATTCTTCCATCATTAATTCATGTTTTAATATTAGATTTTTATCAGTAATATATACAGGATTAATCATTTCAACCCTAGATTCATCTAAATTCGTTGGTAAAAAAATAACCTCACCTTTAAACGTTTTAGGACATATTGTTTCATATGATTCTCTCATATAATCAGCTATATTTATAGGTTCTATATTTTTTACACTTATATAGAATACTAATATTTCTTGATTTTTTTTCATATTATCATTTTTCATATTATTTTTTTTATTATATACGTTTTTAATTAAAAAAAATCGAATATTTTTAATTTTTCTTGTATTTATAATAAAAATAATAAAAAAATATAAATTTTTATAAAAAATGGATAAAAATAATGCTGAATTAAAAAACGTGTTAGAAACTTATAATAAAAAAAATGCACAACCTATGTCATTAAAACAAAATGATATATTATCAACAACAACTGACCCTGATTTATTAATTGCACATGAAATAGTGTCTTTACCATCAAAAGGATTACATTATTCTAACGGTATTTCTGAATTAGCAATTGAATATATGACGGCAGAAGATGAAGATATTTTAACAACGCCATCATTAATTGATAATGGTACTGTCTTAGATGTTTTATTAAAAAGAAAAATTAAAACTCCTAATATTAATCCAAATGATTTATTACCTGGTGATAGAAATGCAATTTTAATATTTTTAAGATGTTCCTCATATGGTTCTGAATATACTGTACAGGTTACTGACCCTAGAACAGGTAAACCTTTTGAAACTAAAGTTGACTTACTTAGATTACAATATAAAGAAAATTTAGAACAACCAGATGAAAACGGTTGTTATTCTATTTATATTCCAATGAGAAAAAAAACAGTTAAATTTAGATTATTAACATATGGAGAAGATAATATTATATATAAAAGAGCAGAAGCAAGACAAGCTGAATTTAATGAAGAAGTAAGTAAATATAATACATTTAAATTAATTTCATCAATTGTTTCAATTGATGATAATACTAGTAGAGATTATATAGAAAAATTTATTCATGCAATTCCTGCTTTAGATGCATTAACAATTAGAAGAAAAATATTAGAAGTTAGTCCTGATGTTGACTTACAATATACATTTACAACAACAGATGGTTATGAATTTAAAGCTAATTTAGTTTTAGGTATTGATTTTTTTTTCCCAGGGATTTAGCTGGTGAGTATAAAAAAAATGTAAATGAAGAAATTTATATTTTAACAAAACATGGTAAATTTGAAGCATCATATATAGAAAAAATACCTGTTTATAAAAGAAGATATTTTCTACATTTATATAATAAAGAACAGGATATGATTGAGCATGAAATGAACAAAGCATCTAAATCCTAATAAATTAAAGGCTAGATAATTTTCTAGCCTTTTGTATTTATATATAAAACATTATATATGGCATTAGATGATAATATGAAATCTTATTTTAAATCTACAGCAAGTATTCTTGAAGATTTAGAAAATAGAACCACATTACTTACAGATAAATCAAAAAGATTAAGTGGGATGCAGGAACAGTATGCGGATACCCAACGCTTAATAAATGAATTACTTGAACATAGTAGTGAATTAGGTGCTGAAGAAGTTGCATTATATAATAATTTATCAGCTAAAAGAATAGCACTAATTAAAACAATTAGAGATGAAAAAGCTGAACTCGAAAAAATAAATAAACAAGAAGAAAAAAGAAAAAAAATTCTTGATAAAGTTTGGAGTGTAACAAAAGATACGTTTAAATATTTAATGGACCAAGATAGAATAATTAGAACTACTATTATTTCTCTTGGTATGTCAGGACAAAAAGCTGAATTAATTAGACAATCATTTGAAAATTCTGCAGCGACTGTTTATGCGTTAGGCGGTAATTTAGAAGATGTATTAAAAATAATGACAGGTTTTGCTGATGAAACAGGTAGAGCTCGTGCATTATCAGTTCAAACTATTAAAGCTATTGAACAAATTGGTAAAGGAACTAATTTGGGTGTTGAAGCTGCTACGTTATTAGGTGGACAATTTGAAATGATTGGAATTGATGCTGTAACAGCAAATAAAAAAGTACAATCAATTGTTGATACATCTGAAAGGATGGGTTTAAATACCACAAAAATATTAAAATCAGTTAATGATAATTTTAAAAAAGCACAAACTTTTACTTTTAAAGGAGGGGTTACAGCAATGGCCGATATGGCTATAAATGCTGAAAAAACCAGACTTAGTATGAGTAAAACTTTTGATATCGCAGAAGCTAGCCGTAATCTAGAACATGTAATAGAATTAGGTGCTAATTTACAAATAATGGGTGGAGAATTTTCAAAAATGGACCCACTTCAATGGTTATATACTGCTAGAAATGAACCTGAAAAATTAAATGAACAAATATCATTAATGAGTAAGGGATTATATACACTAAAAAAAGATTCAGAAGGTGTATTTAGTGCTGCTATAACACCTGCTGATGCAGATAGAATGCGTTTCATTGCTAAGCAACTAAATATGACTACTGAGGAATTTGCTGAAATTGCAAAAAAACGTTTATTACTTGATAAAATGGAATTTACATTCAAAGGTTTAGGCTTTACTGAAGAACAAAAACAATGGGTTGCAGGCGTTGCTGAGTTAAATACAAAAACTGGACAATATCAAGTAAAAGTTAACGATACTTTAGTAAATATTAAAGACTTAACAAAACAACAAGCAAATAGTTTTATCCAAGAACAATCAACATTACAACAAAGAGCTCAGGAAAATATTACATTTAGTGAACAATGGTTGTTAATGATTAGTCAATTAAAATCAACATTATTACCGTTACTTAGAGTATTTAACGGAATACTAAAACCATTAACACAATTTTCTAAATGGTATGGAAGTTTATTTGAAGATAATAAAGGTGGTTGGGCTAGAGGTATTGTTATTGGATTAGGATTAATTACTACATCTTTTATCTTATTAAAAAAGTCAATGCTTTGGATGAGTACAATTGGTGGTAATTTAACAAAAACTATTTTTGGTGGTTTATCTAAAACACGTATACCTGCAGGTGGTGTTGGAGGACCAAACGCTGCACAAACTCTTGCTACTGGTAAAGCAGGAATGTATTCAGGTAAAGGAAGATTATTAAGTGGGCTTGGAACTGCCGCTGCTGCAATTGGTATTGGTACTGGTATTATGTTAGCAGCTAAAGGTATTTCACAATTAGCTGATGCAATGTCAAAACTAAGTGATGAAAAAGCTAAAACATTAGGGTGGATTGCTGGAATTATGTCTGTTACCTTTCCTAGTGCAGCTGTTGGACTAACAGCAGTAGCTAAAAGTGCTAAATTTTCAGCTGAAGGATTAGCTGTTTTATCAACTACTTTTTTGGCTATTGGTGGTGCTATTGGAATTGCGGCAGCAGGAATTGGTGTGGCTGCAACAGGAATTAGTAAATTGGCTACAGCTATGTCATTATTATCTGATGAAAAAGCAAAATCATTACAACGAATTATTACATCAATGGCAATTGGATTGCCTGCTGCGGCTATTGGCGTTTCAATTTTTGGAAAAACACTTGCTAATCCTACAACAGCAACAGGTCTTGGTATATTTTCTATAGCTATGTTAAGTATTGGAGCTAGTATTGGAATTGCGGCACTTGGTGTTGCTAAACTAGCAACAGCTATGAGTAAATTAACAAATAAACAAGCTGAATCATTACAAAAAATAGCAACTACAATGGCTATTATGTTTCCTCTTGCTGCAATTGGTGTTACTGCATTTGGAGCTGCATTAGCTAATCCTGCTACAGTTACAGGACTTGGTGTACTTTCATTAGCTATGTTAAGTATTGGGACTAGTATTGGAATTGCAACACTAGGTTTTAGTAAATTAACAACAGCAATGTCATCGTTACCAACAGATAAAGCTAATACGCTACAAAAAATAGCAACAACAATGGCTATTACATTTCCTCTTGCTGCAATAGGATTAATAGCATTAGCTAAAGGCGCTACATTTTCAGCTGATGGTTTAAGTATACTTTCAGGTACATTATTAGCTGTTGGTGCTGCAATAGGATTAGCTGCAACTGGAATAGGTATTGCTGCAAATGGTATTAGTAAATTAGCTACAGCAATGTCATCATTAACTAATGAAAAAGCAAAATCATTACAAAAAATAGCTACTACAATGGCGATTACTTTTCCTCTTGCAGCTGTTGGTTTAATAGCATTAGCTAAAGGCGCTACATTTTCAGCTGATGGATTAGGTATTTTATCAATATCATTCTTAGCTATAGGTGGTAGTATTTGGTTAGCATCTAAAGGTATAGCTAAAATGATGGAAAGTTTATCAAAATTAACAACAACATCAAAAGGTAGCGGATTAGAGTTATTCAATATTGCTGGTGGAATTGCTGCTATTAACACTGCACTTGCATTAACAGGTCCAATGGGATTTATAGGTGGAATGCTTGGTGGATTTACTGCATTAAAGAAAACAATAAATACGATTACAGCAAAAGCAACTGAATTAAAAATGGTTGGTGATTCATTTAAAAATATAGCAGCTGTATTATCTGGTAATGAAAACGATTATAAAGAAATTATTAATTTAATTAATTCAATATCAAAGCTAAACGTAGCAAAAAAAGGAGCATTTTCAGAATTAGCTGAAATAATGAAAAAACCATTAAAAGTTGAATTTGATAACAACAAAGTACAACTTTATAATGATATTTCTTTAAATATTGATGGTGAAAAAGTATTTAAATCAACATATACAGTTCAAAGAGCTCTAAGTAAGCATGTTAGAGCATATCATCAAGGTATGGATAAATAATTTATTTGTTAAAAAATGTTAAAAATTAACAAAAATATCATTTTTTTATCAAAGGACATTGCTTTTGTCATTTTTTTCTTGTAACTTTGCCGAAGTTTCAGCACAAAAGCTGTAACAAGCGTTGCTTCCACAACGACTTTCGTACTTCACTTCTTTTCGCTTCTACGAATCAAAATCAAAGATTACAAATATTGTTTTTATTTAAATAAATTTAAACAAAAAAATATAAAACTTGTAAGCAATACACTGCTTGAGGGCATACTATGTTTAATGGTTTCTGATTGAAACCATTTTTTCTTAAAAACCTTTTATTTATGTAAGTATTTATATAAAAAAATAATATGCCTGTTAATGATTCTAATTTACAAATATATTCTTCTCAATTTAGAGAAAATTTATTAGGTCGTAATTTATATAGTATTGATAATAATTATCCATATATTAATGATAGTTCATTAAATAAAATGGTTAATTCAGTTAATTCAATTATTGATGCAATTATGCCTTTTAAAGGTTTTGATTTAAATACTAGTATTTACAATTCAATTTTAAATTATGATAATCAAACTCCTTTGGTAAAAATTAGTCTTAATATGTTAAGTAAACAAATGGCATTAAATGAAACTTCTCATATAATGCAACAAAATTTTCCTATTTTTAATGTAACTAATTTATTTGATAATAATTCAAATACTGATTTTATTACATTTAAAAAAGATATGAAAATAACATCAAATGATAAAACAAATAAAACGTTTAATGAAAAATTAAAAAGTTTATCTTTAAATAATATAAATGAAGCATTATTAACTGATTATACTAATAATACATTAATTGAAAATACAGGTAAAGGTCAATTATCTATTATGTTAAATTTATTATCAAAAAATAAATATAAACCAATTAGTGAAATTTATCAAAAAAAATCAGAAGAATTAAATATAACTAACTATACTTCAAAAGGTAATAGTACTTATAATTACAATAATGATGATAATTCATATACTAATGAATTAGGATATACTGAAAAAAAATCAATATTATCATATGATACAATATTAAATAATGATAATATTTCAAATAATTTAGAAATACATAATGATTTACCAAATAATGAAAATAAAATTGTTTGGGGTAGAGATGGTTTTAATGGTGATAATTCAAAAAATTATTTAAAGGGTAGTTTTAATGATTTAGACACAAATATATATAATGATAATGATTTTGAAGAAACATTTAATGTTAAACAATCAGGTATATTATCTAATACTAGAACATTAGTAAATGAAGGTAAAATTAAAAATTTAACCAATAAATTATTTGAAGAAAATAATGGTAGTTATGGTTTTAATGGCTCAGGTATATGGAAATCAAATGATAGTGATTATGCTGAAAAAAGCGGTATTAGTAATAAAACTGGTATAAGACAACATAATGCTATTGACCAATATGATAAATTTACTAAATTAATTAGATTTAATGGTAATCAAGTTTATGGTGGTAATAAAAATTCAGTAATACATAAATCAGTAATTCCAAGTATTTTTCCAACTATAGAAGATAAGAAATTTAATACCAAAAATTTAATGTTTAGTATTGAAAATTTAGCCTTTAATGTAAGTGAAGATGGTAGTGTTACAAACGATATTAATGGGCAAAAATTACCTAAATACGAAATAGGTCCAAATAAAGGAAGAATAATGTGGTTTCCACCATACGGTATTGATATACAAGAAACAGCTAATGCTAAATTTGAATCAACAGTTACCGTAGGTAGAAATGAACCAATGTATAATTATATAAGTTCAGAACGAAGTGCAACACTAAGTTTTATTTTATTAATGGATTATCCAAGTCAATTAAAAAATTATATTAATTCACCAACAGCACAAAAAGATATTACTGAATTTTTCTTATTTGGTGGCGATAAAGTAAATAATAATCTTATTGTTAACAATATTGATAAACAAATTAATGATATTGAAAACCAAATGAATAAATTTATAACAAATGATACCGTTTCAAAACTTTCATTTGCACCTAATATTCCTTCACCTATATCAATTTATTATCCAAATAATATGCCAAATGATGGTCAAAAAAATAATATTATAGATATAATGTATAAATATACTTATGAAGTGGATACTGGGTTTTATTCAGATAATTTTAATACGTTTGGTAATTTAAATAAATCAATATATTATATAAACAAATATGATATTATTATAAATGATAATAATTTTCAAACAATTAAAACTGATACTGATACTAATCAATATAATAATAATGTAGCTAGAAGTAATTTCGATAGAATTTTATATAATTTATTTAATTTTGAAAACAGTGAATCTGAAATTAAAATAAAATTAACTTCAAGTGCGTCAAAATTATATCATGATGGAAATAAAGAGTTATGTAATAGAAGAAATGAAGCTGCAAAAATATTTATTTTAAGTAGATTTATTAATTTGTTTCCAAACAAAGATAGTCGTAAATTAGATATTATTTTTGTTAATAATGAAGATAATTATGCATCTGATATTGGAATTTATTTTAAAAATGCATATAAACCTATTGTTAAACTAGATAGAAAAACAACAATTGAATTTTTATATGTACCCAAAACAAATACTAATGAATTACAGTTTAGAAATTCAAGTGATAAAGAAAAATATAATGAATTATCAAAACAAAAAACAGAATTAGAAACAATAAAATCAAATTATAATAATAATCCTGATATATTGTTTAATGAAAGAACTATAACAACCGATGCAATATTAAGGGGATATAAATCTATTAAAGATAACCATTACTATCCTGGATTACATACTCAAACACCTGAAGATTTTCATAGAAGATTAACTTTTTTACATCAATGTGTTCGACAAGGTGGTTCAAAAAACTATGATAACAATAAACAAGTTATTTCAAAAAATTCAGTTTTTGGAAAACAACCAATATGTATTTTAAGAATTGGAGACTTTTTTTATAGTAAAATAATTATTGATAGTATTAACTTTGATTATAGTGATGCTACATGGGATTTAAATCCTGAAGGTTTTGGATTACAACCAATGTTAGCTAAAATTACATTAAATATAAAAGTAATTGGTGGACAATCATTAAAAGGTCCAATTAGTATAATACAAAATGCGTTATCGTTTAATTATTATGCTAATTCAACATTCACAAATGAAGGAATTTATGAAATTCCATCAAAGCATGCGGATACTGAATATAGTGATAAATCTCAAAGTACTATAATACCAAAAATTGATGATAAATTAGAAAAAAAATAATATATGAATTTAGATTACAATAGATATAGTTTATTAAAAAATAGTGATGGTAGTATAGATATGTTACCATTTATAGAATTACCGTTAAATAATAGTGATAAATATGAACGTTGGAAATATGGATATAGTAGATTAGATAAAATAGCTAATTATTATTATGGTAATCCATTCTATGATTTTTTTATTTTATTAGCAAATCCAAGCTATGTTTCAGAATATGATATTCCTGATGATACATTAATTCGAATACCATTTCCAATTGAAAAAGTTAAATCTGATTATGAAAATATTTTAACCATGTTAAAAAAACAATAAATTTTATTGCAAAATAAAAAAAATATTAGTATTTTTGTAAAAAAAAAAGAATGAAAGATAAGATAATTGTTATTTATTCAACTAATTTATCTAATGAAGATAATGAAAATTTTATATTACATATTAAAAATACTATAGGTATTTCAAATTATGTTATTAAATATTATAATAATAATAATGAATTTTCTTTAACAGAAATTTATAATAAAGGCATTGAGGAAAATTACCAAGAAAATTCCATTTTTGTTTTTTGTCATAATGATATTATTTTTAAAACATTAAATTGGGGAAAAATTTTATTAAGAAAATTTAATTATAATAATGATTATCAAATTCTAGGTGTTGCAGGTTCTACATATTTATCTGAAAATGGTGTGTGGTGGGATAATGTAAATACAATGCATGGTATTGTCGAACATACAAATGGATTAAGTACATGGATTAGTGAATTTTCAAATGAAAAAAAAGGTATGATTGTGCCTACAGTTTTAATTGATGGTGTTTTTATGGCAGTTGATTGTGATAATATTGAAGAGCGTTTTAATGAAAATTATAAAGGATTTCATTTTTATGATATTTCATTTAGTATCTCAAACTACTTAAAGGGGTGTAATATTGGTGTTATAAACGATATTAGAATTTTACATAAATCGATTGGAAGAGTTAATGATTTATGGGAATTAAATAGACAACAATTTATTACAGAATATAAAGATGAATTACCAATAAATTTAGAAATATAAAAAAAAATGATAGAAATTGATAAAATTGATGATGGTTTACCTGTTAGCATAATTGTTCCATTAAGTGAAAAAAGGCACGACTTTTTTTATAATTTAGTTTATCCATTATTACAAGCAAGTAATGTAAATGAAATTATTATTAATACCGATTTAGGAAATGCTCCAAAAAAAAGAAACGATGGATTTGATAAATCAACACAGCCATATATATTCTTTTGTGATGATGATATAATAATTCCAATAAATTATATTCAAAAACTTTACGATGAAATTATTAAATCCCCTGAATTAGTGTTTACATATACAGGATATCATGGAATTGTTATTCATCCAGAAAGTCACCCATTAAAAAATAATTATCAAGTACCTAGTATTGAATTTGATGCTAAAAGACTTAAATTCTTTAATTATATTTCTACTATGAGTTTAATGAAAAGAGAATGGTTTCCAAGATTTGATGAAAAACTAAAAAGATTACAAGATTATGATTTATGGTTATCAATTGTAGAAAAGGGCGGAATAGGTAAATTAGTACATGACACAACATTTTATGCATTTTATTTAGATGAAGGAATTACTTCGAATAGTAATAGTGAAATTGATGCAATTACTGCAATAAGAGATAAGCATCAATTATATAGTTAATGAGAAAAAACGTTAATAAATATAAAATAATTCTTCAAAAGATTAAAATACGTCATGAAGGTTTAGTAACAATAACGAATAAAAGAAATAAATCTAATTTAGAGGATATGAATGAGCGTGATTTAAGAAGAATTTACGGTAAAGATTATAAAAAAAAATTAATATCATCAAGTGATGAAACTAATGGCTATTTAATTTTTGATAATAAATATGAAATAAATTCAAATGTTGATTATGATGTTATTATAATTATACCAACATATAATCGAATAAACTCTCTACTTAAAATTATTAATCAAATAATTAATACTGAAACCAAATATACGTATAAAATAATTGTATTAGATGATGGTTCAGATATTCCGATTAATTTAATTGAATATGAAAATATAACAGTAATACGAAATGATACAAATAATGGAAAATTTTTATATTGGAAAACTATTGGTATGTTATTTAGTGAATCGTTAAAATATACATCACATTGTATTATACAAATTGATGATGATTTTATTTTAACTAAAAATTTTTTAAATAAAGTGGTTACAAAGTTTTTTGAAATAAAAAATGAAAATAATAAACATGTTGCAATAAAATGCCATTTATCTGATAACAAATTAGATTATAATAGATGGGGATATAAAAATAATTGGATTGATGGTGGTGGATTATACGATACTGAACTAATTAGGTTAATTAATAATGAAAGATTAGAAATATCACCAAATAGATGGAAACATAGTCCTTTATTAGGTTCAGGTGTGTGGCATAAAATAAGTGAATTTATTAATAAAAATAATCTATTAATATATAGTCCTGATGTTTCATATATGAAACACGATGGTAATGAAATTTCTATGATGAATTTTGAGTTACGAAAAAATAATAAAATAAATACTTATAATTTTGATGATGAATAATATAACAGTTATTTTAAACGTATATAAAAGACCGTATATGTTAGAAGAACAAATTAAGGCGATAAAAAATCAATCAATACCTATTATTAGTGAGAACATTCATGTTTGGTATAATGATGCAGAAGTTGAACAATTCTTACCTAGTGATAAAAAAATAAAAACATATGAATGTAGTTGGAATACTAAATTTTGGGGTAGATTTATGATACCGTTATTGGTAGATACT